TAACACATTATTTTGTAAAGGCTTAAAAAAATGCCCCCTGCAAGGCTCGAACTTGCGACCCGCTGATTAAGAGTCAAGTTCGTAGGCTGGAGTCCGTATAAAAGCACAAAAGTTTACCGTTTTTCAGGCCTTCTTTTTGGTCGCAATCGTTTTGTTTAACGAATCAAGGGCAGATAGATCGCTCTCAATTCGCTTCTCCCAGTTTGCTTGACCGGACATAAACAGACCGGCAATCAGACTGTTAAGCAGGTCTTTTTCAGTCAATGATTTCCCATTGTGCTGAATGCCCTGCATTTCCACCCAGCCAATTATCTGTTTAACAGCCCCGTGGATTTGCTCAGGGGCAGCAAACGCCATCTTTCTGGCTGGCAGGCTGTCAACTCGTTTTGTCAACGCCATCGAGATTATTCTCCAAAGTTGCCCATTGTTATAAAGGTGACAATTCACCTTATCCCCAAAGTAACTATAACAGAAAATTCTAAAAGTCAAAGACTTGATGAAACAAAGTAACTAGGTATAATGGTGACGTGGTATCTTTTCTGACAATATGGAGAAGTCAATGCAGAAGAAAAAGCTAATTTTGCACGTTGATCCTAAAGTCTTCGCAGCCGTTAGGCAGCAAGCATTTGAGAAAAACACATTCAGATCGGCACTGGTCGAATCGATCCTAGCCGATGCGCTGCAAGTCAAGATTGGGGGGCAGTCATGTCAGAAAAAAGAGTCGGCGAAAGTGTAAAGAAACATTACTGGGAACTGCCTTTGGGCGTTATACGCGGGTATCTGGAAGAGCCGGGCCCGCGTTTTGTTGACCCTTATGCAGCAGAGGAAAGAAAAGCCATTCAGGATGTGGAACGGCAAGCTGAAAAGGAATTAGCGAAAAAGATTTAGCATAAAAGGTTTATGATCAATGAACTGGCAAGATTACTTTGAGGCGTGTGGCGACAACGACATTTGCAAAGCGTTTGACGCTCTTGCCGACATTGGAGTCTTGCCAGTTGTCAATGGTGAGGATGTTAAAGGCAAGCTCAAAAGGCCGATGGCCAAAGAAGGTTGGGAGAAATTGACCACTGCCCAGTGGACAATAACTCTAAACTCGTGCCTGAGAAATGGGATACCGTTTGGGATTGGTGCAAAGCCGGTCGGTTATCTTGTGATCGACGTTGACCCAAAGGATAAGGATTCAGGCAATCTGCCAGACGCATGGCGGGAAATGTCGCAACTGGTTTTCGGCTCCGACGATCCGCCCAGGACAATGATTGTTCGGACTGAGAACGGGGCCCATGTCTGGTTCAAAATTGATGATAATTTTCGGGCGGCATGGGGCAGGGTTGGAAGGCGAAAGATTCAATTGCAATGTGGCGGGTCATTTGAGTTATTTATTGGCGTGCCTGATGGCGGCTATCAGGTCGCATGCGCACCGTCAGAGGGCAAGAAAATATCGATTGCGGAAGAGCCGATAAAACTACCAAAAGCGGCCTGTGATGCAATCATTAAACTTGTGACCGCCAAGCCGGTTGAGCCGAAGCCGGTGAACTTGTCAGCAAGTCAAGATGAGATTGATTTAGCCTGGGTAAAGGATGCGATGGACAGCGGCTATCTCGACTCAGAAGTCGATGATTACGATTCGTGGCTGCGGGTCGGCATGGCGTTATTTGATCGATTCGGTGAAACCGGCAGCGAGCTATGGGAAACATGGTCAAACCGAAGCGGCAAGCACATTGCCAACGAATGTTATGCGAAAGTCAAATCATTCAAGCGATCCGGCGGCAACGTGGTCAAGTTTGGGAGCCTGATTGCGATTGTTCAACGCAATGGCGGAACATCACCTAATAACAGACCAAAGTCATCAGAAGAGCCGACAGAGTTTTTGGGCGAGGAAGACTTATTAGAGGCTTCCAACGCTCAGGATATTCTTGACCGAATGAAAGAGCGCAAATGGCTTTGGGGCGATAAAGAAAAGAAAACAGGATGGCTTCAACAAGGCGGCTTGCATCTTGTGGAAGGTCGCGAGGGCACTGGAAAGACTCGCTGGATTATGGATCTGGTCAGAAGGTGGTCGCTTGACCTGGTGTGGCCCGATGGCAGCAAGATTGAGATTGACCCTGACAGTAAAGTCTTATTTGTGGCTTCTGATAGTCACTGGGATCAAATCGCACTATGCGCTGAAGACTTTGGCATCCCGCCCGAAAATGTTCTTTTTACCGGCCCGAAAACAGACCCTTATGATTTTACGTCCATTGATGAAAAGCGAACCGCCGAAATCATTCGGCTTTGGTGCCGAAAATACAAAATCGCTTTGATCGTGGTCGATACGTTGATGGCGGCAACATCAAGGCCGCTGGTTGATCGACAGGAATGCGCGATGATTGCCAACCCATTACGCGCAATCGCACGAGAATTTGACGTGACAGTCGTTATGGTTGGCCACCTGAATAATCAGGGCGAAACCTACGGGCGGGCCATGCAGGGCAACTGTGAGCATGTTATCAGGCTTGAAGCCAACGAAGCCGATAAGCAGCATGTGACAATCAAATCTGAGAAGTGCCGATGGAATAAATTTGCCCTGCCAGTATTGAATGGGCGGCAGCATGAAAACGGGTGGGAATACACGTCAACCAATTCGGACGAAGGCAGCACGCCCCAGGTAAAGGGCCGCGAGGCAGCCGCTGACGTGATTCGGCGATTCATGGCCACCGTCAGCAGAGTGGCATGGGGCGAGATGATTGACGAGCTTGCAGAAAGCGGAGTTGCCAAGACAACTGCAAACAGAGCGTTAAAGTTTATGGTCGAATCTGGCGAGTTGGTTGTTTATAAAGAAAAGTTTCCGTCTGGTAAAGAATGTTCTTTTTATGAAATAAACCCGCATTTTATAGCTGACGACCAATCAGATTCAGTTCCAAAATCTTAGTTTCAGTTCCACTTCCACACGGGGTATATATATACCCCCCGTGGGTGGAACTAAGTGGCGTGGAACTAAGTTGGAACTAAGTTGGAACAATGGTTTTTATAGAGTTTGATTTTTTTGGAACTAACTTTGGAAGTGGTTCCAACCCTGTTTGGAACTAGTACCAGTGGAACTAACTTTGGAACGAAGTTATTTTCGTATATTTTCGCTAAAACTAATTTTATAAAAATATTCAAAATTTATCTTGACGGATAAAAGGTAACAAAATATTATTAGATTGTCGGTACCAAGTTACCTATTCACCACCACTACTCAGGAGCAATCAGCATGTCAGCAGCGCCGATGTCAGTTCAATCATTGCAACAGCTTGGCTGGCGGCCCGACCAGCTTACAGACGCCCTTGCCGCTGAATGGCAGGCGGGCTATCGCTTCGCGATTCAAGAGGCACAGCAGGACGTTGAATCATCGCTGAACGATCAGCATGAGGCAGATATGAAGCAACAGGCCGAAGTGATCGCAGGCACGATTAAGGGCCTGCAAACGTCAATCAATGCCTTGCAGGTCATGACCCGTGGAATCGATCAACGTGACCATCAATACGGCGAAATCTGCAAAGCTATCGTGAGGATGCTCGAAGCTGTGTCAGTGATGGAAGAGGTGGCACGATGAGTCCAGATTATTCATCAATGAGTTTTAACGATCTTGTACGAGGCTTTTTAAGAGCCGAAAAGCAGGTTGAGGCAACAGTTCCAATCTGGCTTGAAATAGCTCGGCGATTGAATCGGGCCAATTTAGCTTTTGACGCTTTTATCGTTGATGGCAATGCTTACACGCTTGACCATAAAAATTGCGGAATCGATGAAATTGATGCTCATTTTTATTCAGGCGATGAGATTGACGCTTGCTATCGGTCAGTCATCGCAGAAATGGAAGAGGTGACACGATGAGCATCGCGAACCTTTCAGCCGCCGAGAAGTTTGTTTTAGAGACCTGCGACATCATTGAATTTAACCGCATCGTTAGACGCGACTCACATCGCGGCTTCACAGGCCACAAACTGACCAGGCACCCTAGACGCGGCTACTACTGTTCATTCTGGGCTGCTGGTTACGGGTGGTGCGGTTATGGCATCAACCGAACAGCAGCACTTAATAACGCAATTCATAACTGTTACATGCGGTTGTACTGCGACAAACAAAAGATGGCACAGCCTCGCCAGTTGGCTTTCTCGCCATCTGATGACTTAGACAAGGCAATGGGCTATCCAAAAGAGCAGCTCAAAGCCTTGTCGATTCGTGCAACTCTCTGAGTTGCTCCTTGGTGATGCCACCGGGGGCGTTCCTCGGTGGCAATTTCTCTTGTCAGGCAATCCGACCAGAAAGGTCAATAAACATGCCTATTCCGATGCTCAAAAGCAATCCTGCTGGTTCTGACTATACCCCTGTGCCTGAAGGCACCTATCAAGGCATCGTGCAGAATCTTTTCTTCCTCGGCACGCAGACGCCGCTGAATCCGTCATACAAGCCAAGTCAAAAGCTGGCGATCAGGTTCATTCTTGATGAGCCATTAGGCGAACAATCAGACAAGTTTTTCACAATCACAACCACAGTCGGCTTCAGCCTGGGCGAGAAAGCTGGCCTGACGAAACTGTTTAAACCTGTCTTGGGTTCCGGGTGGCCGCCAGAAGGTGGGACGCTTGACCCTGAAACGCTGCTGAATTTGCGTGTAATGGTGACAATCACTCACACGGTCAAGGGTGATAAAACCTATGCCAACGTGGCTAGCTTGGGCCGGCTGCCAAGAGGCATGGCACCATTCGACCCGGCGTGCGACATCTTTGCCTGGTCGTATGACGATCCACCTCGCGACGGTGTACCCGAATGGATTGTCAAACAGGCGGCCCAATGCCATGAACTGACAGGGCAGTCGGCACCGGTGAAGGAATATCGGGCACCGGCCACCGGTGGCCATAAGATCGACCCAACGGCTGAAGATGCACCATTCTGAGGATCTACGACATGCGACAACGTGATATTGAAACCGCCATCGAAGAATGCAGCCGCTTTGCCGCTATGGCTGAGCGACATCTTGAGGACGAGGCCGAACCATCAACGCCAGAGGATGAAGCCGACATCCGGCGTTATGCCCTTGATGCGATTCGCAGTCTTCGCAAGCTGCGGGAATCGGTAGTTGATGAGACGATTGAGTCGTAAACGGTTGCCCGTGCCGCGACGCGGGGAAAGGTTGCTTGAGGGAAAGCGGCAGCATGATCTGGCGGCACTCTTGCTGATGCCACCACGGTCGAGCAAAACGGGGGCACGCGGCCCTTGTGGGTCATGCGAACGGGCAATCTAAGCAGGGATGCAACTTTCGCCACGGACGGCGGTTTATGGGGCTGGGCGGGACTGTCGGGGATTTCCAGACCGACGGTCGGCGGGTTCAACTCCCGCCCCCTGTGTTCAGTCGTGGAGTCCTTCGATTTTCGCCACGACTGGCCGGTGGTCCAAAACGCCGGGAAACTTCTGCGACTCGCCCCGCTGCGTTGGCGGGGTGGGTTTTCACTCAGGAACAATCACATGGTCACACTATCACCGCAGACAATCGCCAAGATGCGACAGCTTGAGCAGCGCATCAGCCAACTCTGGGACGAGATTATCAAGATCCGCACGCCAACTCGAAGCCTCGTAGGTGGCGCTGATTTCAACCTTGAGCTCGAAGCCCATGTATCTGCCGCGTTTGTGATGTCGCTGAATAAAGGCGCAACGCCAGAGAGTGCCGCGAACACATCAAAAGCAATCGGAGAGCAGTTTGTCAGGGAATGGAACCGCAACTATGCACGCCAGCGGGTGACGATCACCAGCAAGCACGAGGTTCAGAGGTGGTCGAAAGCTGGTGATAAGTACGCGGAGCGATTGCAAAGGGAGTTTGAACAGATTTCACCGCCGCCAGTCTGAAATTATGGCTGGCGGTGGTTTGTCACGGCGGGGCAGGTCATGGCCCGGCGTGGCATGGTGTGGTTAGGTTTGGCAAGGTGCCGCTTGCAGTCTGAAACGATTGGCTGCAAGCGGATTGTCGGGGCCGGGTAAGGCTGGGCTCGGCAGGGTTAGGCAAGGCCAGGCAAGGTACGGCCGGGCAAGGCATGGAGCCACCGTTGATCTGAAATTACGGTCAGCGGTGGATTGCCGCGGCGGGGCATGGCTCGGCTTGGCGAGGCAAAGCGAGGCAATGTGAGGCAAGGGCTTCGGTGGCAAATGTTGCCGCCGGGCATTTTCAAAACTCGGCGATCTCTAAGCATGGGAAGCCGACAATAAGGATTGAGTGAATGTCAGACATATCTGTAAGAGTCAAGATTTCAGGGGTAAGACCTTTATTGATGCACTCGGCACGGGCAGCAAACCCGTTGAGTAAGGAAGCAAAAGCATCAAAGGCGATCAGCTCCAAGCGGTCAAAGGTCGATTCAGACCATGAACGGCTGGCAGAGCTTGACTGGCGAAACGGCTTCTATCACGATTCAGAATTTCGGCCCGTCATTACAGCCGATTGCCTGCAAGGTTGTTTCATTGAAGCGGCAAAGAAGCTGAAGCTAAAGAAAACCGCACAATCTGGCATTATCGTCACTGACGACACGCTACTGGTTCACGATCACCCAGCAGGGCCAAAAGCAACAGTTGAGGACTTTTGGAAAACTGGCGGCAAATACATTGATGCCCGTGGTGTGAGAGTTCAAACATCGCGAGTTATTCGCTATCGACCACGATTTGATATTTGGGCGGCTGAATTTCAAGCCGATCTTTACGACCTTGACGCCAGCGTATTTGCTCAAATCTGCCAGATTGCAGGCAGGTCAATCGGGCTTTGCGATTACCGCCCACGCTTCGGCCTGTTTGAAGTGTCGAGCTTTGAGGTGCTTTCATGAAAATCTATTTTGAGCAAGATTTCATTGATGGACTTTCTAAAGGCGATTGCATACCGCCAAGCGATGTCGTGAAACTTGCTGGAATCATTGAAACCGATCAAGATTCAATCAATTTTGCCGCCTTGAAAGTGGCTGGCCTGCTCGAGAAAGTTCTCTGGAAGAATGGCAAACATTGGAGCCTGCGAGTTGCCAACGGTTCGGTTTATATTCTGTCAGACGCTGAATCGGTTGAGTTTCAAGCCAAACGATTCCGCACAGGTGTAAAAAAGATTCGCCGAAGCAAAAAGCATGTGGAGCGTGTTGACGTTTCACAGCTTGGCGAGATTGACAAGCGGCGGCATGAGATTGAGTCACGCAAGATCAGCGTGTCACTTGATTCTCTGCAACGGTCGCTTCGTGATGTAAACAAGGCGACGCGGCCAACTCAGTCAGAACGAGTTGCACCGCCGCCAGTAATGAAGCCACCCGCTTTCTTTAGGCGTCCCGGTGGATGATAAATCAAGGCTTGGCGAGTCATGGCGTGGTCTGGCACGGTGAGGTAAGGATAGGCATGGCATGGTGGGGCACGGCATGGAGCCGCAATCAATCTGAAATTACGGTTGGTTGCGGAATGTCGAGGCTAGGTACGGCCCGGCTCGGTGTGGCTTGGCGAGGCTCGGCATGGCAGGGTAAGGCATGGCACTGTCGCCAGTCTGAAATTATGGCTGGCGGTGGTTTCCTCGGTTGTCACAGTCCGACGCCGGGGCGGTGGAAGTCGGCACGAGATGTTATCGCGCTAGAACTTTCAGGCGGCAGGCATGGAACTCACGGACGGCTAGCCTGGCCGTCATTTCATCATCATGGAGGTTGCAAAAATGGGTGTCCTGGTATTGACGAGGGGAAAGCTGCAAACAGTTGTCATCGATGCAGGTGACGAAACAATCGAGGTCATCGTCGCCGAGATTCGTGGCGATAAAGTAAAACTGGCCTTCAGTGCATCGAAAAAAGTACAAATCAATCGGCCAGAAATCAGGGAAAAGAAGCTCAACAGTGCAAAAAAGGATGGCGTGTCATGATCAATCGTTATCAGGTGGGCGACACAATCCGGGCCAAAGAATCAGTAATGACTGGTACGGTTGTCAAGATTGAATACAAACGCGACGCGAAAGGCAAAGCGTTTGACATCGCATCGATTGACGTTCTTTTCCGCAACAACGCCTATTTCACGATCAAACCTGCCGACTTTGACCGGATCTATTTGATTCGTGAAGCCAAGAGCATCCACCCAAAAGAGACTGAGGTGGAAGCGTGATTAGCCTTTACGTGCAAGTACTCTGCGAGATTAATCGCGATTCAACGGCGACGATTGAAGAACTGGCTGTCAGGATCGATAAGACATCGACCACCGTTAGGCGAGTGATCGAGGAACTGAAAGCCGCCAGGCTGATTGAGTGCCAGAAAATAGGCAAGTCTAATAATTTTCTGATCAACCGAGATAAGTCAATCACGACACGCGGCTGGGTGTTTCCGGTGGCATTAATTCTGGAAAGTGGGAGGGCGATCTGATGACCGTGAATGAATCACTGCATATTGAGCTGATCCACGCGAATGATCGACTGGTCAAGATCATTAATGACCTGTCAGACAAGCCGGGGAATCGGCTGACAACCGAACAATCGTTTGCCGTAGCGAAGTCGATCGAATTAGGTCAGATGGCAAAGGCTGACGCCAAACGGGCAGGCATCACGATTGAGGTGCGTTAATGGCTCAGGCAGCATGGCAACCTTATGAGCGGGACATCCCGGCAGTCAGACGCAATACGATCCGGCGGGCATTTGCCGAGGTGATCAGTGAGCTAAACGTCTCAGAGGATTCAGCAAGGAAATACTTCGAAGACGCCTTAGCGGGCCGCTATGAAACGGTCGAGGAAAAGCTGGTAGTGATCACCAAAAGCACGCAATGTTTGTATGGGTGCAGCGTCTGCGGCTTGCCGATCTCAAATTACAACAAAACTGGCACTTGTCAGATCTGCCGGGAGCGCGCCGAAAAAGGCAAGTGTTTAGATTGCAAGTGTATTGTTGCAAAAGGTAGCACCCGATGCTTGTCGTGTGCCATGAAACGGCGGAACAGGCGAAGAGAACTAGAGCAGAAAAAGAGGGGAAAATGAAAGAGTTATTGGAACAGTACAAGCGTATTTATGATTTGACTGCTACGCTTCGGCAGCTTGTGCTGGACTTGCCAGAGATTGAGCTGGGCACATCGATTGGCAACACGATCACGCACCTTGACATGAAGCTGGACAAGCATGCCCATGAGATAGTCAGTTTGATGCAGAATAGCAAGTGCGATGTTCACGCTGAACAACATTTTAAACCGCTTTGGGCAGTGCTGCCTGCCGATGCCGAAGATGACGTTTGGCAAAAGCAACTTGGCCCACGAAAGCAGGTGAGCTATCAGATATTTCTTGCACAAAGTCACGCCGAAGAGTATGCATCGCAATTACGAAAGTCTAAAGTCGTTCCAGTGTGGGGGGGATAACGTGAAAGAACTAATTGAGCAATACAACCGCATTCAAGCCATGGCCACCAGCCTTCGGCATGTCAGTCAAGATATTCCCGGTCTTGTTGACGGCCACACCATTGAGGTAATGATTAACAAGATTGGCCTCAGAATGCACACTCTGGCCCACGAAATAGTCAGGGAATTGCAACAACAGCCTGACGACGCCGCAAAGCAGCTTAACGAGCCGGAGCAGCTAGGTAAGCCGTTCTGGGCGGTGATCGCCGCCGGAGAGCCTGATTATGAGGCGAGATCCAGAGGTATCATGGGCAGCACAAAATATCGCATGTATTTTTCAAAACAAGATGCTTTGGAATCTATCGGCGATAGCATCGACAAAAAGGTTGTTCCAGTGTGGGGGGAGTGAAAATGAACGAACAGATTGAACAGTTGAAAGCCGATAAGGCAGCACTTGAAGTGGCACAAATTGTCATGCGGAAGCATGGCAGCTATGTATCTGAACTTGTGATTGAGACAGGAATCCGCATTCAAGACCAAATAAATGAACTTGAAAGACAAGCGGATAACTCGTTTAAGGAAGCCAAGCAACTGATCAGGCACTGGGGCAGAGATGATCTCATGCTTGACAATAACGGAAGGCTCTTGCAGCAGGTGGCTTTGTATGTCCGCCATCTTGAGATCCAACTAGAGGAAAGGACTTGCAATGCCACTAACATGGACAACTAACGGCAGAATCTGGCTGGCATTGCATGGCGATCAATGGGCCAAGATTCAGCGGGTGGAAACTGCCCAATATCCATTTATTGTGTGCGCAGGCTGGCACATGTTAGTTGAAGGTGAACTGGATCTTGATACAAGGTGCTGGTCTGCTGCTGCAAAGTTTAAAACACTTGAACAGGCTCAGGCATGGGCTGCGGAGAAATTGGGGGTGGAGAAATGAGCATTGAAATCACGCCCGACCTGTTGAGTGATCTGCGACAGAAGGCAGAGGCGGCAGGCGGCAAGCAGTGGAAAGTCTATGAAGCCAGCGATGGCAGTATATTTATCACTGGTGATGACGAAGGGCCGCACCTTGCAGAAGTGTGGTGGCCAAAAGACGCAAATCACATCGCCGCCGCATCGCCTGCCGTGGTGCTGGCACTGGTGGCGGAGGTGGAGCGGCTGAGAGATAGGCTTGATGAATTGATCTGCTCAGGGTGCAATCAGCAGCCGAAGTTTTGTGTCTGCGACATTCAACTGGAGGCCAGCGATGCCGATCAAGCCTGAAGATGTGACCGATCAGCACATTAAGCAGATTAAAGATTATCTGGAAGGGCAAATCGGCTGGCCATTAATGCCAGACAATTCTCAGCTTGCGACACTTGCTAACGCACTGATTGAGGCCGGTATTGTCAGCCCGCCGGTGTGGGTGATCAAAGAAGATGGCGTGATCGTTTCAGGCTGTTTCAGCAGCCATAAAAAAGCGGTTGCGTATCGAGACTCACTCTGGCGGACAGAGACATTAACAGTCGAACACTGGAAAGGGCAAGCAGAGTGAGCGACGCCATCAACCCCGATCATTATAAGAACCATCCTTCAGGCGTGGAGTGCATCCAGATCACGGAACACTTCAATTTCTGCCGTGGTAATGCGATTAAATACCTGTGGCGGGCAGGCGAAAAGGGCGATGTGATCGAGGATCTGCGGAAGGCGCGATGGTATGTTGACCGAGAGATTCAACGATTGGAAGGGATTCAAAAAGATGCCTGAAACAGCTTTGTCAATCTTCGCCGCTGTGGCCAGTTTTACGCTGTCAGGTATGATGGCGGCATTGGTGGTGATGTATCTGAAAGCCATGAAACGGGGGCGATGAAATGAAACTATCTTTTTTTGTCCCAGGCATCGCCAGCCCGTCTGGCTCCAAGAAAGCATTCATGCACCCGAAAACGGGCCGGATCATCGTCATGGATACCGCCAAGCGGAAAACCTCGTGGCAGTCGATTGTGTCGCTGCACGCACAGCAGGCCATGACTGACGCCGGGGTCAAGTTGACGACCGAAGCGGTGGCGATGTCGATTGACTTCTACTTTCCCCGTCCCAAGTGCCATTTTGGGAGCGGCAAAAACGCGGCAAAGATCAAAGACACCGCCCCAAAACATCACATCCAGAAGCCTGACCTGACAAAGTTGATTCGATGCACCGAAGATGCACTGACCGGCATCGTTTATAAGGACGATTGCCAAGTCACAGAACGGTTCTGTCAGAAACATTGGTGCGAGATTGGCGAGGCTCCGGGCGTCGAAATCACCGTAGAAGTTGTGCTATAATAGCACCATGCCGACTAAGAAATTTATCAACTACCAATACCGACACCCCGACAAGCTCGTTACGCGGGTCGTGTCGGCAATCTGTAAAGACGATGGCAATTTCAGGATCTCAGAGATATACGAGGAGGAAATCACACCGCTTCAGCGGTTCCATAAATGGGGTGAAATTAACGAGCCGAGAATTGTTGATTTCCCAAACAAATAAAACTTTTTTTATTTGCGATTGCGGTAATTTTTTTTAGCGTTTAGTGTCAATATTTAATGGATTCGTTGTCAGAAGAATTATCTGAAGATCAAATTAACCGACGGGCTGAAGCGCAGGTCAGAGTGTACCTGGGCGGGCAGACGGTTGAACTGGTCGGTATGATGCCGCCTGACGGTTGGCGAGAGTCGAGCCAAAAGGCACCGTGCGGAGTCTGCGACAGCGGCAAAAGTCTTGAGAAGATCAAGCCTGCTATCTGCCTCAAATGCCTGCGGGCCGACAAGAAGTTCGACGCGGTTCTGCAAGCTGCCGCTAAATGGGAGCAACGCCAGTACGCACTTCAGAGAGTGATCAGCGAGGCACGCATTAAACGCAATGCAGAGATGCAGCGATTGACCGGCAACAAGCGAAGAAACAAGGGTGCCCAGCCGGGCCGCGGTGCGATTGAATCGATGGTCAATCTGCGAGGGCGGGTGGACTGGTAATCTTTTGACCAAACCAAAAAAGGAATGTTAAATTAGGACAGTTGTTTAATGAGTGTTTTTCGAGTGCCACAATGGGGGGAACCCGGGGGCTTGCGCCCTAAGCCGAACTCGCGAAACCGAGATCATCGGATGTATATCAGGATGATCAATCCTTTATACATTTCGCCAGACGAAAAAGTTATTCGTACTCGCGAATACATGGAAGAGATTGCCAGTACAAGTGGTGATCACAGGGCGGCAGTTCAAGCCGCAACGTGGTTGTTCAATGCTGAAGCGTCTGTGATTCAGTCTGCCTATACCGCATATGCCACTGAAATCGGTAACACTTCCGAAATCAATGCTCAAGACGACGAGTCAGACGAAACAATGTCTGATGAATCAAGGGTTTGAAGATTGGTTGCCTTTAGCAACGCCAAATCATAATTGGAAGCCAAGCCATTTAGTTGAATGTCGAAAATATCTAAATGGTTTAACAGAAAGCAACGTTAAAAGATTGATGCTATTCCTGCCACCACGGCACGGCAAAAGCGAACAATCAACGATTCATTACCCGGCTTACAGGCTACTTCGCAACCAAACCATGCGGGTCATCGTCGGGGCCTATAACCACAGCCTCGCATGTACATTCAGCCGACAAACGCGGCGGCTCGTTAGTAGGTTCGGTTTCCAGTTTGCCAACGATTCAAACAAACAGAATCAGTGGTCGTCAGTTCACGGCGGCGGGTTGTATGCCGTAGGCGTCGGCTCAGGTGTAACGGGCTACGGTGCCGATCTGGTAGTGATCGATGACCCGGTGAAGAGCCGCCAAGAAGCTGAATCACCAACTTACCGGGCACGAGTTCTGGACTGGTACCAAAACGACCTCTACACCCGCCTTCACCCCGGCGCGGCTATCGTGCTGATCATGACCCGCTGGCACTCTCTTGACCTTGCTGGCCAGCTACTGGAAGAAGCGAACAACGGCGGCGAACGGTGGGACGTGGTGAGCCTGCCAGCCATTGCCGAAGAGAATGACACACTCGGACGACAGCCGGGGGCGGCCCTCTGGCCAGATCGTTACAACGTCGCAGACTTTGACCGGATAAAGAAGGCTATCGGCTCTTATGCTTTTTCTGCTCTTTATCAGCAGCGGCCCAGTCCACGATCAGGCGGGTTTTTCCGTGCTGATTGGCTACCTATTGCCAATTCTGACGCTGGCACTGGTCTTTCATGCCGCGCTTACGACACTGCCGCGACGCCGGGGGCAGGCGACTACACCGCAGGCGTCAGAATGCTCAGGATCGGTGATCGATACAGAATCACCCACGTGGTTAGAGGGCAATGGAGCCCAGCCCAACGGCGAACCATCCAGCGACAGACAGCAGAGATAGACGGGCTGCAAACCATCGTCCACCTTGCTCAAGATCCCGGTGCCGCGGGGGTCGATCAGGTTGAGCAGGACAAAATCAACTTGGCAGGGTTTGCAACTGTTTCAGCCCGGCCTACAGGTTCTAAAGAAGTGCGAGCCATGCCATTCGCGGCAGCTTGTGAGGCTGGCCTTGTGGAGCTTGAGCGGGGCGACTGGAACAGGGCTTTCATCGATGAGCTTTGCAGCTTCCCGACTGGTCAGCATGATGACCAAGTGGATGCGGCAGCCGACGCATTTAACTACCTGAGCCGGAATGGCTCTTTTCAGTGGTTTTCATGACGCAACCCTATAGCCTGCACATAGGCGATTGTCTGGACGTTCTCAAGTCGCTGGACGCTGAATCAATCGACGCGATTGTGACCGATCCGCCGTATGGGCTGGCGTTTATGGGTAAGAAATGGGACTGCGATGTGCCGAGCGTTGAGGTCTGGGCTGAGTGCCTGCGCGTGCTGAAGCCGGGCGGGCATCTCTTGGCGTTTGCAGGCACACGAACACAACACCGCATGGCGGTGCGAATCGAAGATGCAGGCTTTGAAATCAGAGATATGATCGCATGGGTCTACGGATCGGGGTTCCCGAAGTCGCTGGACGTGAGCAAGGCGATTGATAAGGCGGCAGGGGCGGAGCGAGAAAAGCGTTGGAAGTCTGTGACAATTGGTAGTAGTGTCGGCACCCTTGAGCCTCGCCCTTGGCTTGACAAGGCAAGAAAAGAAGGTGGCTGTTTTGTCGATGGGGAAACTCCTGCCACCGACGACGCGCGTCAATGGCAAGGCTGGGGCACTGCCCTCAAGCCTGCCCTTGAACCAATCACAATGGCCCGTAAACCGCTCACTGGCACGGTAGCTGAAAACGTGCTGGAGCATGGGACGGGAGCATTAAATATCGATAAGTCCAGGGTGGGGACAGACGATACTAGAGCCCCATCATATCGAATGACTTCTAAAGGCAGGCCCGGGGGCGGATTTGGCAATGATATGGATTACACCCGAAGCGGGCTGGTTGCCGGTTCTGCTTGTGGCCGCTGGCCTGCCAATTTCATCCACGATGGCAGCGATGAGGTGGTGAGGTTGTTTCCAGATACTGCACCAAGCAAAGCTGGGATTCGCAGAAATAAATCAGGAATGGGAATTCACGATTCTGAAAAAGGAACTTTTGGCAAAGGTGATGTTTTTGGTGGATTCAATGATTCAGGCTCCGCCGCCCGTTTCTTCTACTGCCCGAAAGCAAGCAAGGCAGAGCGGGAAGCGGGACTGGAAGAGATGGAATCAGTCCATCGTGTTAATGGCAATAAATGGACTGATCAAGATTACCGGGTAACAAATGGCGAGCGGCCACCAACAGCTGAATCAGGGCCACGAACGAACCACCACCCGACCGTTAAGCCTATCGATTTAATGGCCTATCTTTGCCGCCTAATCACACCACCGGGCGGAACCATACTTGACCCATTCACTGGCAGCGGCTCTACAGGCGTAGCGGCATTGCGAGAAGGGTTTAAATTCATCGGCATTGAACTGAATGCTGAATACGCTGAAATCGCACGAAAACGCATCGAAAACGAATTAAACAAAGCACCGCTATTTACAAATGCCTGACTACAACCCACTCAACTGGTTCCGCTCCAAGTCACTCAGGACGGGCGTTACCGCTGATTCTACTGAGATCGACGTATCGGCATGGTCAGTCGATGTCATCAACGCCTTGAGCGATGATTATGCAAACCTCGCCCGGCCCTATTGCGATAACCCTTTAATCAAGGCCGCGATTGAGGCCATGCGGCGAAATGTCCCAAAGGCTATATTGCAGGTCGGCTACTTTGATAAGGAAGGCGGATTCGAGCCGGTAGATCATCCACTGCTGCAAATCTGGAAAGAACCGGCACCAGGCGAAACTGAATCAACGCTGGTTGAATTTATTTATCAACAGCTTTTAGAGGATGGCAACGCCTACGTACCTGCCATCTCTGACCGGGACACCCAGACGGGCGGCACGATCAGAGAGCTTCAGCCGATCCCGTATAGCTGGCTGCAAGTGCCGACATACGGGCAGGCCATCGGTGAAATCACAGAATACCCCTTTGTCGGCTTTGATGGTGGCAGGGGCTTCCAGTTCACCACGCCACGCGAAAGAATGCTGCATTTCCGGGTCGGCAAGTCATCGACCACAGCCGCAAGAGGCCGCTCGCCGCTTGAAGCAGTGCGGGCAGAGTTGGCACTGATCAAGCTGACAGCGATTTACGAAACAACCATCTTGAGCCGATCCGGTGTGCCTTCATGGCTGGTCAGCTTGACCGGCACGGGGGCGCAGATGATGACCAGCGACAATATCGCAGTCTTACAATCCGACATCAAGCGGGCAGTGTCTGGCAAGGGCGTCGGCAGGCCATTGATCTTCAAGGGTGGCGAGCTTGACATCAAAACCCCCGGGTTCAGCCCGAAAGATCTCTCTGTCCAAGAGATGACCGAGATTGCAGTGGCCCGCGTGTGCGGTGTACTTGGCTGGTCGCCAATGTCGCTGAAGCAACCGGACACTGGCAAGACCTACAGCAACTTGATTGAAGCCAATCGGGCAAGCTGGCGCGATGCGATCATTCCGTTCCTTGAACTATTGTCGATGCAGTTGACGCGACTGGTGCGAACGCTTCCCACCGGCTATGACGGCGCGATTGCACAGCCTGATAACATGCTCACAGTCAGGTTCGACACCAGCCAGATCGAAGAGTTGGCCGCAGACACGAAAGCCCTTTCTGATCGGGCGGTGGCCTTGTATCAATCCGGCCTGTTGTCGCTGAATGAAGCCCGTCAGATCATGGGCTATGCCGAAATTGAATCACAGGACACACCAGCCGAAGCGGCTGAAGATCAAGCTGAAGGCGAGGCTGAATAATGCCTGCCGGGAATTGCAATCTGACAATCGAGCAAGGGGCCACCTGGTCACAGTCGATCCAGTATCAAACGGCTAACGGCACGAATATCAGCCTGTCGGGTTATACGATCCGCATGCAGGCCCGTTCAGCCTATACCGCTAATACGACACTTGACCTGTCAACCGCCAACGGCAATATCACGATCACATCAGCCGCCAACGGCACTTTCACGCTTCAGCAGACAGCCGCCCAAACGGCTAACCTGACTGCGGGCAGTTATGTTTACGACTTGGAACTGGTCAAGCCTGACACGACGGTTGATCGGCTGCTTTATGGCACGCTCACTGTCACGCCGGAAGTCACCCGCTAATGGCTGATATTATTGTCAGACAAGCGAACACCACCAGCCTGACGGTTCAGTCGTCAAGTAATCAGGTGATTGTGCGGCAACAGCCGAATAATACGGTAGTCGTACAGACGACCGGGAACAGCTACGTTCTGCCTGTTGCGACTAATAGCACACTTGGCGGCATCATCGTTGGCGACAACCTGACGATCAACGCCAACGGCCTTTTGTCGGCACAAGCGGGCGGGGGCGTCAGCACGTTCAACAATCGCACAGGCAATGTGACATTACTTGCCAACGATGTGACCAGCCTGGCAAATGGCGTGTATCTGGCGGATAGGTTAAGTAATATCAGCATGTCTTATGGCACAGACTCTGTGCAAGGCATGAACAAAACGACCGCAAGCGTATCTTTTCTCTCCGGTTTAACTGGTCTCAATCGAGGCGTTACAGCGGTAAGATCAGGCAATCTGGTTGCGTCGCTTGAATTAAATTCAGACGATCTTTTTGGCGGCGTGCTGATCCGGCACAATAACGATTCGATATTTTTCAACTACGATGGGTTGCAATCGACTACAGGCACAGCGAATTATTCATGGTCAAGCGATCATTTTATTACTCAGGGTCGTGCCGATAGCCGCTACGCAACACCCGCTAACCTGACTGCATACCTGCCCACAGCCAACTTTACCTACGCCAATCTGACCGGCAAACCAGTTCTTGCAAATATTGCAACAACTGGAGCTTACTCTGACCTAACCGGAACGCCCAATCTATCGCTCTATCTGACAACTGCCAACGCGGCAACCACTTATTATCTTCAAACCAACCCGAACGGCTACATCACAGCGGCTTGCCTGACTTATTCAAACATCACCGGCACGCCTGATTTATCAATCTATCTGACTACGGCCAATGCGGCATTAACCTATCTGCCAAGTGCCAATTTTACCTATGCCAATATTGGCGGGACGATACCGACAGCGACAAATACAACGCTCGGAGCGATCAAAGTTGGCTCAAACTTGACCATATCAAACGGCACGCTATCGGCAAGCATTCCGGCGGCTGGTTTTACCAATGGTGACACGCTGAACGGGGGCAGTTATTAATGCCCACGTTTAACGGTACAATCGTGCTGAAAAACAACAGCACTGCCGGAGCGGCTCCGGTCGCTGGCAATCTGAC